ATCCTTAAAGCTCAATATGACGAGGCGTGGGAGTACGCAGCGACCGAAGACCGCGAAAAAGCCGCAGATCGGTTTGTGCCACGCCAGTACTTCATAGGAAGCGGTACGTGAAATGGGTAATAGGTTTTCGTCCGGCAAGAACAGTATCGCTATATGCGATAGGTGCGGCTTTCAGTTTAAATTAACTGCGTTGCGCAAGGAAGTCATTAAGACAAAGACGTACAATTTGCTGGTCTGTTCCTCGTGCTGGGATCCTGACCAGCCGCAGTTGCAGTTGGGTATGTACCCGGTGGATGACCCGCAAGCTGTACGCAACCCGCGTAATGACACTACGTACGTAACGGCAGGCGTTAATAGTGCTGGGAGCCTTACAGGCGGGTCAAGGGATGTTCAGTGGGGTTGGGCACCGGTAGGTGGGGCCAGTTCTTTTGATGCAGTTCTTACGCCAAACTACTTGGTGGGAACGACAAGTGTTGGTACAGTTAGCATATCGGTTACATAGGAGCTAAAAATGGCAAAAGCAGAATCAATGGCAGCGGACAAGAAACAGGACGTTGCCCTCATCAAGAAGGCGTTTAAGCAGCACGACGCCCAAGAGCACAAAGGCGGCAAAGGCACGGCTTTGAAGCTCAAAAAAGGTGGCCCGACCAGCGAAGATCGCATGCGTCAAGGTCGCAACATGTCTCGCGCAATTAACCAAAAGTCGGGGTAATACTATGGCCACCATCAACAACAAGCCAGCTTCGGCATACGCCAAGCCCCACACCATGTCGGGCAAGGCGGTCAATGTTTCCGCTACTCCCGGAAAAGAGCCCAACCGCAGCAAACTAGACACCTACGATGTAAGCGTTGGCGGCATTAGCAAGTCTGCTGGCGACGAGACAGTCAAGACTGACGGTATTAAAATCCGTGGTACTGGCGCGGCTACCAAAGGCGTGATGGCACGAGGGCCTTTAGCCTAATACTATGCCATATAAAGACCCGCTTGTTGCTAAAGCTAGGAATAGAGAGTACTACCTTAAAAATAAGGCAAGTATTCTTGAAAAAAATAAAGCTTGGGCTTTAGCCAATGTCGAGCATGTGCGCTTAACCAAGCAAGCGCATAATGCAGCATTGCCGGAAGAAACAAAAGAGTCTTACAATAAAAAAGCAAGAATTAGGTACCATCAAAAAAAGCAGTGGAATGCCGACAGAAAAAAAATTTACAAAGCTGCAAATAAACATTTAACAAATGCGGGTGCCTCAAAACGTAGGGCAGCTCTTCTTCAACGTATTCCAATATGGCAAACAGAATTTGATATGTTAAAAATTAAATGTATCTATTCAGTTGCAGCAATGCTTTCTAAAGTTAATAATGAGCCTTGGACTGTTGACCACATCATACCGCTACAAGGTAAAATAGTATCCGGGCTACATGTTCCAAGTAATTTGCAGGTTATGAGGGCAAGAGAAAATGAAGCTAAACGTAATAAATATGAGGTAGCCGCATGAACTACGCTGCACTTGTAGTTGCGATTTCCGATTACACGGAGAACACCTTTCAAACGGTGGATGTAAACCTGTTCATTACACAGGCAGAGCAGCGCATCTATAACTCAGTGCAGTTTCCCTCGTTGCGTAAAAATGTAAACGGGGTGCTGGCTACAAGTAACAAGTACTTGGCCTGCCCAAGTGACTTTCTTGCGCCATACTCGTTGGCGGTCTACCCGGCATCCGGCACAGGGGATTACATTTATTTGCTGAACAAAGACGTAAACTTCATGCGGGAGGCGTACCCCAACCCCGCTACTACAGGCACGCCAAAGTATTACGCATTGTTCGGCCCCGCAGTGACTGGAAGTACCATCACCAACGAGTTGACGTTCATCCTTGGCCCAACGCCGGATGCCAACTACAACGCCGAACTGCACTATTACTACTACCCCGAGTCCATTACCACCGCATCCAGCGGGCAGACTTGGTTAGGTGACAATTTTGATTCCGTACTGCTGTACGCTTCTTTGGTTGAGGCTTACACCTACATGAAGGGTGAGCAGGACATGATGCAGTTGTACAACCAGAAGTTCATGGAAGCCCTTGCACTTGCCAAGCGTCTGGGTGATGGTCTGGAGCGTCAGGACGCGTACCGCAGCGGCCAGTTTAGACAGGCGGTCACATGAGCATAGTCCAGACCCAGACCACCAGCTTCAAGAAGGAGTTGTACCAAGGCATCCACGATCTGTCTACGGACACGATCTACATCGCCTTGTACACCTCCTTGGCCGATCTAAACGCCGCGACTACGGTCTACTCCAGCACCAACGAGGTGTCCGCTACAGGCTACACGCCGGGTGGGCAAATCATGACTGGGGTTGCCATTAATACGGACGGCTATACGGCCTACGTCAACTGGAACAACGTGTCTTGGACTTCTGCCTTGACTGCTCGATGCGCGCTGATGTACAACGTCACCAAGGGCAACAAGTCTATTGCTGTGCTGGATTTTGGCTCTGACAAAACCTCGACCACTACTTTTACAATCACAATGCCGTCAAACACTTCCACGACTGCATTGATCCGCTCGTCCAACTAAGGAGTCTTTATGTCCCACGACAAAATTACCGCAACTGACAAAGCAGAAGCGGCCACCAAATACAACACCATGCCCGAAGACACGATATCTATCAACGGTACATACCATGCTGTTTGCTATGATATTGCCGGTAATATCAAGTGGGAAGACGACATTGAGAACCTTGTCACCACCGTCGGCAAGAACTTCACGCTGGACACCACGCTGGGTAACACCGCTGGTGGTGCAGTGGTCATGGGCCTCAAAGGAACCGGTACGGCGGTGGTTGCGGATACGCAAGCATCCCATGCAAGCTGGCTGGAAGTTGGTCTGGCAAATGCCCCCACTTATTCTGGTAACCGCCCAACCCCTACATTTAGCTCAGCATCGTCTGGTAGCAAAGCTACTTCTTCAGCAGTGTCGTTCTCTATGACGGGTACCGGAACTGTGGCTGGCTGCTTCATCAACATCGGCGGCAGCTCAACCAAAGACAATACGACTGGGACACTGTTCTCCGCAGGGGACTTTTCCAGCTCCAAGTCTGTAGTTAGCGGTGACTCTATCGCGGTAACCTACACGGCTACTCTGACGTAATATGGCTGTCGGTTGGGGGTCAGATACATGGGGCGCAAATAATTGGGGTGGGGGTGTTCCCTACTCCGATAGCGTCACTGAGTCTGCCGCTATTACCGACACGCAAACTGCGATAGTAGCGTTTCCTGCTTCTATAACAGAGACCGCAGCAGCAACGGATTCGCAAACAGTAGCACTGACGATAAATGTCAGCCGAACGGAAACTGCGGCCACATCAACTACCGAGGCAGTAGCGGCTACGTTTGCGAGGGATATTACAGAAACCGCAGCAATTACGGATTCTCAGACGGCGGCGACTAGCTACAATGCTGCCATAACAGAAACAGTGGTAATAACTACAGTTGAATCGACGTTTAAGCAGTTTGCGGCCAGCATAACGGAAACAGCAGCAATCACTTCGGTTGAAACTGCGGTTGCTAACTTTATAGGTAGCGTAACCGAGTCAGTAGCCATAGCGCAGACACAAGTTGCCGGTTTAATACTGACGATTACGGAGTCGATGGCTATTACCTCCAGTGAGTCTGCGGCAGCAAGCTACACAGCGTCAAGGGAAGAAACGGCTGCAATTACGGATAACCCACAAGCTATTACCAGCTACGGCGTTAGCAGAACGGAGACGATGGCAATTACGTCCACTGAGTCGGGGCGGTTGCTTTGGGAATTAATTGATGACAGCCAGACTCCAAGCTGGCAAAATATCGACAACACAGATACCCCAAGTTGGGCGCTTATCTCAACGGTTTAGGAGTTTTATATGTCAGTTACGCCTTCCGCCCTATTAAGTTTTCCGGTCATTGGCACAGGTACTGAATCCGGTACATGGGGCAACTATGTAAACAACGGCCTTACGTCCTACTTGGACAACGCAATTGCGGGGACTGTTACGCTGACCAATGATGGCGCAGTTACACTTGCCAATACTGCGGGCGATAACTCCGCGACAAACATTGTTTCTAGCCTGACTGGCGCAGGGTCTGTATCGGCGCAGTTCGCCATCATCAGGGTTACAGGTACGCTGACAACTGCAAAAGTGCTGACAGCACCGTCGTCAAGCCGAGAATACGTTGTGGTGAATGCCGCTACCGGCAGCACCGTGACCATCAAAGCATCCGGGCAGTCTGGCGTTTCCATGGCAGTAGGTGAAACGGCCACTGTGTACTTCAACGGTACGGACTACGTTAAAAGCGCGACTACTACTTTTGGTACAGGCACGGTTACTTCGGTAGCCCAATCATTTACGGGCGGCATAGTCTCGGTTGGTGGTTCTCCAATAACAACCAGTGGCACTTTAGCTCTTACAGTTGCAGGAACATCAGGCGGTATCCCATATTTTTCCAGTGCTTCTACTTGGGCCACATCGGCTGCATTAGCGGCAAATGCCATAGTACTTGGCGGCGGCGCAGGCGCTACCCCTGCAACGACAACTACGGGTACAGGCGTAGTCACGGCACTTGGTGTAAACGTTGGTTCGGCTGGCGCATTTACTACCAATAACGCCGCTAATACATTTACAGCCACTCAGACGTTTAGCGGATCATCCAG